GTGTTGTCAACTGCCACGTAGGCTCGTAAACTCGCCGCAGTGTCAAGGTTAATGTTAGAGGCGGTCTTTAAATTAAATTCTCTTCCCGCTTGAAAATTGATATCTCTGTCTGCTGTAAAGTTTAGATCATTTTCAGTATGCACACTTATACTATCACGTGCATATATGTCTATCTTACCGTTTGAACTTAATTCTATCCAACTAGTACCACTTGCGTTGCCTATGTATATAAGGTCCTCGGTGTTGTGCATCAGTATCTGATGACCTGTGCGTGTACGCAGTCTTATGCTTTCGCCCATTGGCAAACCAACTTTGCCGTCCTTGTCTCCTGCTTCTACACTAGCATATTCACTTTTTGTGCTTTTTGCACTGCCCTTACGTAAAAACTTATCATCACCATCATCAAATACCAAACTTGACCCGCCCAATCTCATTGAGTGTATCTGTGCCTTTGCTCCCTTAGGACCGTATGCTGTTTTAGGTGCTCCTGGACTCTTGTCCAATGGACCTGGTGTGCTTATGCCAAACACTGAACTAGGTGTTTCACGTCTTGCACTGCTTGATGTTATACCTCTGATCTCGTCCAACAATAATCCCTGTGAACTTAACACGGTGCTCTGTGGACTCACAGGCTTAATAAACTGTGTAGGATCTGCTGATCTACCCTTTTCAGTAAGTTTGTTGTATTCCGTTACTGGTAATTTTTTGCTGTTGTTTAATTCATTAAATGTTGTGGCCGCATAGTTACCTGACGGTACCGCAAAGTTCATGTAATCATCTGGTACGCAACCTATCCAATAACCTTGGTTGATTGAACCTTCCACGAACACAACCATAACACGGGTGCCAACGTCTGGTGGTACAAACCACATACCGTAACTCATCTGTGAATTTGCGTAACCTTCGTTTTTGCTGTTTGCTCTTACAGTTGTTTGTCCGCCAAACAAACTTAGGTATCTCACGTGTAGGATCTGTCCTGCGGCTTCCTCATCATTACCTGATGTTGTGGTCTTTAGTATCTCAACCTCAAGGTCTCCCTTGCTCAATGGATCAAGATGTGAAATGATTCTTGCTATGTAGACTCCATGTCTACGACTCAAACCACCTGCATCAACTGTACGTTTTTCCTGTGCCATTATGTATTCAAGTCCTCATCTGTTATATCATTTACATCATCAAAAGTATCAACTTCAACTGCATCTACTGAACCGTCCGCTTTAACTTCGTTACCAACTTTGTTTTCTTTTTTACCTTCTTGGTATGCGTTTGTGTCTGAATCACTTGCACTTACTTCTGTAAGTTGATTACGTCTACGTACCATATTAAGTGTTTGTTTAAATATTCCGCCTTGGAAAACATTTGTTACCTTAACAACCTGATACACTCCTGAGAATGCATTAACCTTTATGGTTGCTTCTGGAAACGTCATTATGCCGTTCTTGCCAAAGTCAACTGGTGTTCTAAAGTTTACGTTTACGTCAACTTCACCATTCTGATGATTTATTGAACCGTCTGCATTTAAATTTATAGTTCCGGGTAAAGGTTCTGAATTGTAATTACCCATTCCACTGTCGGCAATGTAGTAAGGATCTCCCCATATTTCCATGTCCGCTGTTACTAGGTCTGACCCACTATCTATGATAGCATTGTGGAAACGTCTAGCCACTGCCATTTCTGGAGTCTCTGGTACAGCACCCGCGGAGTCTGATTTGTTTTCAATGTCTGGTAACGCACCTGATATTCCGTTGTCGGTTTCATTGGTGTTACCATCTGACTGCTTAAAGTTTGTATCGGAAACATCTTCAGCAGTACCAGATGTTTCAACCTTGTTTGTTCCTGCGTTATCTGTGTTTTTAGCAATACTTGTATAAAATGCAGTATTGATGTTGATGTCAAATGCAAGTACATCTTTGTTTGCACCTGTGTATATGTAGTTGTATTCTTTAACACACTGCTTTTCTAATGACTCAACACCTTTTGCTGGTGCAGTAGGTGGAGCAAATTTAGAACTGTGTACCTTGTATGGCACTACTTTATATACATATACTCTTGGTGGTCTTCCTGATTTCTTTTCCTGTGCTTTGTTTGTGATATTGTACACACTTGCTTCTATCTTAAACCAATCTTTAAATCCGTTTTCATCTGTTGGTGCATTGTGTCCTATGCTCTGTCCATAGTCACTCATGATTACCAACTCTTCTAACATTTTTTGTATTGTCATTCCCTGTGGAAATTTTATTTCCATATTTTTTCCAGGAATAATTTTAATCTTTCCTCTTTCAAAAATACCTTGTTCTTCATTATAGGTAAACTTTGCAAGACCAAAAGGTGCCGCACCCGCGGCTCCATATAAAAACCTTCCTTTTGCAATAGTGCCATTCCCAATTTTATTGATGTTTACTTTGGCAGTACCTCTTTGTTTGATTCCTTCGGATACCTTACTACGTAAAACTGTGTACCCTAATTGTGTGCTTAGGTATTCATCAAAGTTTGCAGGCACGTTGCCTTGTTCACCAGTGATTGAATACCATGCCTCTGCTGGATCTGTAGATGATATTGTTGCACTGTTTTGATCCGCAGGTGAACTAGAACCAACAGCAGTTTTATTACTTGCTCTACTTCCTTCAGTTGGAAATAAAATAACATATTCATCTGGTTCAACTACATCACCTTTTTCTTTTTGTTCTAACAAGTGTGTGTTTAAAACTGTTGCGGCACTTTTTGCTCCGCTTTGGCAAAGTTCTTCAATAGTATTTCCAGAGATTTGTAAATCAATTGGTAACTTTTGTACCTGATCACTAAATGCAACGTCATTCCAAGGAACACCTTTTACACTATAAACACTTCCAGATGCTTCAACACTGAAACCTGCATTAGTCCATTTGAAAGGCATAACTTTACGCATACCTAAACTGCTGTCAGGATATACTGGATCTCCGTTTGAATCCCAACCTTTAAATTCTATAATCAAAACATAAGGTGCTTGTAAGTAGTTGTCATGTCCTGCTTTTAATGAACACAGTTGCAGTGTTTGTAAAAACAGTCCCATTGAATAAGGTTCATGAACTTCAAATTGAAAACTTGTTGCCTGTGTATTTCTACTTTTAGGATTGGGTGCAATAAACGTTTGTATTTCTAAATTATCAATAAAGTATTCTAACTTAATACCATTTTGTTCGTATGCTGTACGAGCCATTCCTTTTACACCACTAGTACCACCAGTCTTTAACAAAACGTTTTGAGGATCTTTGACTCTGTATGTGCTATCAGGATTGTTTAGTTCATCATTTGTTAAACAACCAATAGTGTAAACATAGTTGTAAGACGCAAATCTGTTTAATGGATTATTAAGTGGTAATGCTAAACCTGGAGTAATTTTTAATACTTTACTTTCTACTTCTTCTTTTTTAATTGGTTCAACATTGTCGCCATTCATTTTTTCAGCGTCACCTGTTTTAGTAACAGTATTTTTGCTTTGACTTTCTACTGTACCTGTTGCATTTTTAGAACCGCCAACAGTAATATTATTTGACTTTAAGTTTGGATACATTCTATCACCAAACTCTCCAAACATTCCAAATTCAGGACCACCTAAAACTTCATCGTAAGCAGAAGGCATCTCTACTTTAATAATGTCACCTTCGACATTCTTGGTGTTACGTATGTTTACATCGATTGGTACATTTCGAAATGCCATCTAAATCCCCAATAGTCTTTTTAATTTGTCTCCCTTAGGAAGAAATATCTTTACTCCTGATTCAAGGTCAAACACGGGGTCTTTGATTGTGTTCATGTTTCTTTGTGCAAATACCCACCACAGTTTAGGTGAGCCATATAAGTCATACGCAAGTAAATCTGGTCTATGATTATACTGTGGTGCAACTTCATATAACACATCATCTGCTTCTGCTGGTATAGGTCTAATAGCAAGTGTGTCTAAATATCCATTGCCATACCTTGTATTCTTCCAAGGACTTGTATCTTTATAATAAGACTGTGGCATTAGATAAATCCTTTCTCTTGAGTTACATATTCACCGTTAACAAAATCAGTAAGACTAAATCCTTGTACATCTGTTCTGCTGTAGATAGGCTGTACTGTAACTGTAACCTGTGACTGTACTGGTACATAAGCAACCGTTCCTTTAATGTTTGCTGTATCAGTAGCACCTTGACTTGCAGTTGCCAATGCTCCCATATCAGATAAATCAACTGCAATGTAATCTATTTCAGTTGGCATATCCAAAGTAAACATTGTAACCACTACAGGTACATTTTTAAAAACATAATCTCCATAACCATTTAGTTTTACCACCGGTGGTGGAGCACCTCGAAACTCTCCTTCACCATAAAACATTTTTGTTACACTTCTTAGATAATGCAACATTGAAACCCAATAAGTTCCTTCTGCACTTGTTTGGACAAAAAATTCACCTGTGATTGTCATCTGATCCACACTTGAATTGTTGTATGCGTAGAACGGATAATTATTATGTACAGGGGATATCGGCGAATAATTTGCTGTGTGCGATAATATTATCGTTGGAGTATATGGAAAAGTTAAACCATTTGTTTGTGACAAAGGCTCTAACATTTTACTATTTTGAAAACTTGCTGTATTAGGAATCGACAATTTGACACGCCAATCTTTTTCACCAGGAGCAGACTTAAAACTAGCATCTGCCTTGAATGATTGCGTAGGCTCACCGTTAATAGGTAACAATCTAGATCTAACGTTTTTCATAAAGCCTTTAGCAGTGCTGAATGCCTTGCTATCCGTTACCTTATTCAAAATACTGTCATTGGATCCGGATTGGGTACTTGTTACGGTACTATTCCCAATATTTTTGTTATCTTGCATTTCCATTAAAAATCCCCTTTTGGTACAAGTATTTATTGACAAAATTATCAGAGTATATTATAATAAGGTTTGTTTGGAGAAAAAATTATGAAAAGAGTCAACTACCTTAACAATAAGGACCTTTTGAGCGAAATACACAAGAGTAAGACCTCTTATTGCAGTTTTACTGACGATGATCATGCACAATATGACATAATATTGCCTAGTGTAGATAAGATCAACGTAAGAACTATTGCAGAAGCCAAAAGGAATAAGGCTAAAAGATTATCACAACAGGACTATGAAAGACGTAAATTGGCAGGCGAAAAGGTAAAACAGGCGGATTGTGCCATCGATTATAAGAAAATTAAAAAAGATGAACTAATATTTAGGATAATGACATATGATCATATCCCAGAAGACAAAGGCAGAAAGAAAAACCCTAAAACAATAGCGGATACAAAAGAAAAATTAAATTTTCCACCATTCCAACATTTTAAATTTACATCAACAGACAAACTTACAACTGTAGGCAAGTCACATTGGGTAGGTGGTATGAGTAATGGTAATTTTAGCAAGGACCACGGTAAGACAACTGAAAAACTTGCTCGTATGTGGATGAAACTTTGTGACAGATACGCAACACGTGGAAACGTAAGAGGATACACTTACAATGATGAAATGAAAGGTCAAGCAATACTCCAATTGACACAGATTGGTTTACAGTTTGACGAATCAAAATCAAACAATCCTTTTGCATATTACACTGCGGCTGTAACCAACTCATTTGTAAGAGTTATTAATATCGAAAAACGCAATCAAAACATTAGAGATGATATTTTAGAAATGAATGATATGAATCCGTCCTT